TAGGAGTATTCACGGATGTTACAACAACCATATCTACTCCATGACAAAAATTAGGGTTCTTGCTACAGATGTACGAATTGACATCACCTTCAACGTCACCAACTGGCAAATGGTTTTCGGCACGGAAATTCGTGACAACCTGAAGAAGATTGTCATAGCTATGACCAGTGAGTTTTGCATCACCATCGTAGTAATGCCAACCCCCCGGTGGAATCATTCCAATTATCGGTTTTGCCATGAATTTTTGAGTTTTACGTCAGATTTTTAATGTTTGCAAGCAAATTCTTATTTATTTATCAAATTAATTGCTGAAATCAACGAATTCGTAACTTTCAATTCCACTATGTTTTTTCTGGAAAACAAACTTTTCTGGTTTGGGATCCGTCATCGTTGCAACAACTCCACCTCTTTGTCTCATCAAATAGACCAGCAGGGACAGGGAATCGAGTGCGTCAGGACTATTTTGCCTAGTCCGTTTAACGAAGTCTCCCTTGCTCTCAACTCGTACAAGACCCTGCCCCTGCTGTTTGTATCTGCGCGAAGTTGCCTGACGAACCAACTCCTCGGTACGGAAGCTCGGTGAGATTTTTAAATACTCAAACTCTAGGTACTTTGCTAGTCCGAAAATTAGTTCTGTAACCACTCCAGAGTACAACTCATTTGCTCGTTGTGTGTCATCTCCCAAGATATGGGTTTCGGAACTAGCCCATGAATAATTGACTCCCATCACCTCACTCCCGTACAAGGAACGCAACGCATCGTGGATTCCTGCTCCGTTTCCAGTTCTATCAACACATAGCCAGTTTGCGCCGATTCTCATCTCCTTTGCGAAGCGGATGATCTCTGCGGTTTGTTCCAAGGTTGCCAGTTTTGGAAACTGCATTTGTGAATCCAGTTGCAAACACGTTTTTGGTTTTTTGAATTCACGGAATTGTCCATCCCTCGGAGTCCACCCATCGCAGAGTCCGTATCGTCCGAATGAACACACAACTTGATCTCGGCCTTCCAATGCCAAATCGAACGCTGCTAGAGGCACTACAGGGCCAATAAACCGCAAGCTACCCATTGAGTTGTCCATCATGGCAGGAGTGATGATTGCCATTGAGATACCTTCCTGTGGGAAAAAACCTCTTGCCATTGTGTAATATTCGGCAGTCCTACCCTTGGACTCGTATGCCATGTAGCCTTCGTAGGATTGGAAGCCGGGGAACACTATCTCCTTCTCCAGCACGTTCTCACACCTTGCTGCGTCCAGTCGCAAGATATGCCACCCCTCCCTGCTATCCCACTCAAAATCCTCCTCGCAATCGACACTCTGCCAACCCCGCGCAGGTTCGCATCTCTTACCAAACTCACTATTCCTATCTTTCGGGTTCGATGCACCGAAAATCTTAATGCGTCCCTTGGAATCCTTCGTATCGGCAGCAGACAGGATGTTCTGTAAACCTTCCCAAACACCAGCGGGAACCTCCTCTGCTTCATCCAGAACAACGTGCGTCCTACTCATCTGTCCCCATTTGGGATCTGGCTTTTGTCTTGGAGAGGGGTGGAATCCGCGCAAAGTACCAGTTCCGCTATCCCCTTTAGGCACAGCAACTAGGTGGATCCCATTCTTGTCATCGTCATTGGCTTGAATTGACTTCACCAAGTCTTCGCTTCCTTCGTACTCAGGTCTAACCAATGCAGTCCTGTAGAAGTTTTTGATTGCAGCGAATACGTTTCTCTGCGCGTGTGCCTCAGTAAGCGAAACCACTTTAATACAAGTGTATTCTGGATCTCGCATCCAATCCAACAGGAACCACGCAGCAGCATTAAACGTCTTGCCCATCGCTCCTGCACCCTGAACTAGCAATTTGTCATTCTCAAACAAACACCTCCAAGTATCCGCTGCACTCTGTGGCCTCCAGTCGTACACTCCAGATCCCCAAAGAATCGTTGCCGCCGCTTCAAACTGATCGTGCTTCAACAGGTGCTGAACGAAGTTTAACACAGTCTGCCTAGCCACCTTTTCGTCCAGTGTAACCTGCTTTTTCTGCGAATTCGTCAGATTTGTCAGTATAAACTGAGCGGCATAGATGACTCCATTGATATCATCCTTCTCCGCTTCCGCTCGCACCCTTGTAGCAATGTTAATTGCCTGTAAAACTGATGGGGGTTTATTCATTCACTTTCCACCCGTACATCAAATTGAACCAAGCGAACTCCTTCTCCCCAGCCTTCTTACTGCTTCTGAATACTTTAGCAAACCTATTCACAAACCACTTCTTGTAGTCACTAAACTCGTCCATGCTCCAGCTTTTTTTAGTGTACCAATCCTCTTGGTGGGTGAATTCTTTGTCGAATCCTTCAAACCCCACTCGCTTGAACATTTCGTCCAACGCTTCCATCATAAATGTATCTACTTTGCTCATATATTAATCCCAGTATAATTGTGTTCCTGTTAGCTTTCCGCTCATCATTCTTTCCAAGACTGGCTCAACGTCCCACGGGTACAATCCTTTCTCATAGCAAGTTTGCATCCCAAAGTATTCATTGAACTTGTCTGCATCTATTCCACTATTTTTCAACGCTTTATCTAGCACATCAAACTCAATATGCTCAATTGGGTTCTCAGTAATCACAATGCCAAGTTGATCTAGCCTATTGTATTTCATTCCTCATCCTCCTCGTCCTCATCATCTTCTTCATCTTCGTCATACATGGAGTTCTCAATCAATTCGTGGATCTTGACTTGAAGAATGCCAATCATGCTGGCAAGCGGCAAATCAAACTCCGCAATATATGTATCAATTAATTTATCGATTTTATTTTGTAGTTCTGTTATCTGGTCTGAGTCTTTCATGTTCCTCCTTTAGTTGGTGAATTTTACCATCTTTGTTCCAAACTCTCACGTTTCCTAACTCTTCAAACTGGAAATCCCACTCCTCTTTTGTGATGCGTCCGTGCATATAGTCCTCGTTGGATTTCCGCTGGGCTTCTTCTCTTGTCATGTCCAATGATCTAATGGACATCTCTCCGTGTCCATAACCAATTTGATCTCCATGTTGCATCCGCAAACACCGCACTTGCCAGAACCAGCAAATGCCGTTGGATCGTAGTGAACGCACTGGTTGCAGATCAACAATCGCTCCTCAATCTGCTCCTTGTTCCTTATGGGCATACCTGCACGGACAAATGCCGCTGCACTTTTAACAAAGCTAACCGCTTTCTGCGCTATGTTTGGCTCGTTCATTTCATTCCAAAGATACTCTTTAATGCATCCACTCCAGTGCTGGTGCTATGATATGATCTTGGTTCGTCTTTGCCTTCTTCTTCTCCATCGTACATTGCAACATCCCAAGTCGTATCGAATAGCTTACGAAGTCCCTTCGCAGACATGGTAACATTTCCACGTCCGTTGAACGATGGGTTCTTATTGCTGTACACCTTCCAGAGTTCTTCCTTTGTCATACGTTAATCAGTGCAATGTTGAATTCCGCTGCAAGCAGTGTTGTTGATTCATCCGTGGGATATGTCTCTCGGTAGACTATCCTTTTGATCCCGTAAGATGCAAGCGATTTCAGGCAGTTGTTACATGGCAGTGTTGTTGATGCTAGCAGATAGCACTCCAGTGGTTTCACATGACGCAATGCGTTCTGCTCTGCATGGACAACGTAATTTCTACGCTTGTCCCTGTCAGTCCAGTCCTCCTCCATATGCGGAGGGAATCCGTTGTAACCACAGGCTGCAACAGTGTTGTCATGCCGCAACAACACAGCACCAACCTGCCTCCAAGGGTCTTTGCTCTTCTTGGCAACCACTTCCGCTATCGACAATGCATATTCATCCCAGTTCATATTTATTTATTATTCACCGCATTATTACCGCATTATTCACCGCATATTCATTCCAATGAAGTCAAGACCTGTTTATCTCACCCATGTGGTCTTCCAACCAGTAGACTGCTTGACCAGAATCTCTTACCTCGTCTGGAAAGATGCACTCGTCAGATATGATTCCGTTCAGTTGTAATGCGTTCATCACCTTGGTTGCGTTAAGTCTTTTGTATTCG